TTTTGATGATTTAAAATAATCTTTAATAGATTTAACTTTTTCAGTTTGAATCTGTTTAGTTAATACTTTAGAAAAATCAAATTTATTCTTTACTAAATAAGCAATAGCTAGAATTTGATCTTGTGTTAAGTTTTGAGCATCTGCAGCATATCCAGTTAAACCTTTATCATTTGCTTTGTACACATAATCAACTAGTGTATTAGCATCTGCTTTAGGAATAGAGATTCCTGCAAGAACTCCTTTGTTTGCTAAGTCTTTAGCATTAGTAATTTCTTTTTCATATTGGGCAAGTTGTTGCGCTTGCAACTGTTGATACTCTTCTTTTGATTTTTGAGAAGTCGTATTATAATGTTTCTTTACTTGCTCATGTGCTTGTTTAGCAAAATCATATAATTTACCAGACTCTTCTTGAGTCTTAATCATTTGATCAGCTACTTCTTTTTCAACATTCTTTAACTTTAAATATTCTCTAGCTACTTCACGTTGTTCATAAATTGAATCTTTATCAAGATTTAACTTACTAAAATCTACTTGCTTTGTTTTAGTTTGCATAAAGTCTTCAAACGTTTTACCTGTTTTAAGACTATAATATGCTTGTTCTAAATCTGGATATTCACTTAATAACTCTTGACGTTGTGAATTCAATTGTTTATTAACAATAAAGTTTACAACTTCTTTAAGTGTATCAGGACTATCTTCTTTACCCTCAAATAATTTTAATTCCTCATCATCGAACTCTAAACCACTATTCTCTAATGTTTGTACATAAAAAGGTATTTCATCAGTAGTATCATCAGTAGTATCATCAGTTACTACATTATTAGTAATGTCATTATCATCACTAGTAGTAGAATCATCTAAATTATCCAATACATCTGTTACTATCTGATTTGCATCAGTAGTATCTGTATTGGGGGTAGTTGGTTCTACACCATCAATGTCTTCTAAATCAAATTCTATCGTTGTCGAATCTTGCATACTTCTCCTAAATTATTATATGTACAAGTAATATACAAGTCAATGTATATTACCATAACTATATAACATAATTGTGTGTGTTTTGTTTATGGTTTTGTTGGTTTTTTGTTAAGTGCTTTGGTGTCTATAGTTTCATTTGCTTTATTAGAACGTATTGTTTCTTGCAATTCTTTCTCTTTAAGTAATAATTCTTTCTCTTTATAAGTAGTTTGAGAATCATCCTTATCCATCATATCCATCTCTTTTAATTGTAGTTTCAACATACGTTCTTTTTCATTCTCGTTCTGTTGTAACTGTAATTGTTTATCGACAGTTTGTTGACGCATTTGTTCAATTTGTTTCTCATTCTCAGCAGCAGCTTGTTGTTGCTCTTGAATAGAACGTTCCATTTCTTTTAATCCATCCATTACTTGAGCAAATGATTCAGCTTTCATAATTGCTCCTATTGCAGATACAGATCCATTCTCTTTAATCATGGATTGAGCAAACTGTTTCATCATATTGATATTCTCTTGTTCAGTAGATGAATTAGTAACAAAGATTCCATACTCTGTTTCAAGATGTTGCATACCATCTATCTCAAAGAACTGTTGTAACTCACTATTAAGTACATAACTTCCTTTCATTCCGTCTAACCATAATGCTTTAGACCAGTCAAGAAATGATTGTAATTCTGTAACACTAAATGCATCAAACATTCTAAAATACTCTTCTGTATTGTTAGATGATTGTATAACCGCACGTTCTGTTACACCTTTACCAGAATAAGGATTAATAACACCTTGACGTTGAGCATTAACTCCACTTAGTCTTTCCCATGAATCTAATACAAAGTTTAATGCTTCAATAAATAAACTTATAAGTTTACTTTGAATATTAATTTCAAATTGATGTTGTGGAGAGAATTTCTTTCCTTCTTTATTATATTGAATAAATCCTACTCCAAACTTCTCAATCCAGTATAAAAATTGATTGATGTCCATATTATCAGGTAACATATCAATATCCATTAACATCATAGAATCTTTAGCTTTATTAATAGCTTGTTCTAATCTATACATGTAAATATCATATAGAATCTGAAAAGGTACACCTAATGATACAAGAGATACAGGAAATGCTAAATGTCTTGATGTTGCTCTACCATTAAGTGAGAGTTTAGCACCAACCTTTTTACTTAATAATTGTCTTTGTACAGATATAGGTTTAGCACCAAATACTTCTGTATCAGTCTTATTTAATCCAAATGCTGTCCATACTTCTTCTTCATATTCCCAAGTTAGATCTATATCACCTTTTTTACGTTTATAATTACTTGGTACTGTAGTTGTTTGTGGAGTATTATTTTCATCCATATAAGTAAGAATCCCTACTTTCTTATAGGTCTTCCAAAATACTTCAAACAATTCTATAAAATTCTGAGATGATTCTTGTTTATCTGAGTTAAAGAACGAGTGATGATACTCATACTTATTCTCTAAATCTTTTAAATATGCTGTTCCTTCTTCAAATCCTTTATCAGCTAATACATCATTACCTATTAATCTATATAATTCTGCAAAAGATACATCATGTCTAATAACTCCCCATTCAGCATCTTCTATCATAGTTACCTTTGGAGACATATCATAGTCTACATTCCAGGGGAATATAATTTCATAATCTAAGTTATCATTTAATATACGCTTTACTGATACGGTTCTACCGGTAATGAGAAAGAACTTAAATGCTTCATCCATTTTATCTTTGAATGAAACTTCTTCTTTTAAATAGTTAATTGCATGTTGACCTCTAATAGCACGAACATCACGATACGTTTTATCAAAAGTAGACATAAACTCTTTATATTCAGGAAGTTCTTCTACTTGTTCATCTACATTAACTCCTTGTGCTTGTAACTCTTGAAGAAACATTTGATATACATATTCAAACGATTGTTTCTTTTTAGCTTCTTCCTTTAAATCATTTGCATCTGAATTAAGAATAACTACTGAATCATTAAAAGGTCGTTTACTTTTCTCTCCTGCTAATGTATCAATGATAGGTCGTATAATATTATACTTGCTTAATCTACCAGCAACATTTCCTTTATATTGTACATCTAATGGTTTAAGAATATGTTTATAGTCATTCTCATCTATGATACCATCATAATAATCCTGTAACTTCTTACTATACTCATTAACTTCATTATTTGTACCAAAGTTAGATACACCAATAATTGCATTGACTGTATTTTTTATCCATGATTCATCACGTTGATCATCATCAAGGAGTTGGGAAGGAATGTTGAACTGTACCATCGTTATAAAAAGAATTAAGTTGTGCTAAGTGGGAAGATACGGGTTTTTTATCTTTCACAGGTTTATCTTCGTTCTCTTTCATATAAAACATTGCTATTTTAAGTGTAGAGACTCTATCAAAGTTACCTTTATCGTTATAATAAATCAATTCATCCAATAATCCTAAATCATAGATGAATTCTAAACGATACATAGGTCCATCCATTTCATTCTTTCCTACTACTTCTAATAACCAATCTCTAATATAAAGAAGTGATTGTTTATTTCTACCAGCTGTCATTGTAGTACCATAGGATTCTACAACATTAATACCAGTTGTATCTCTTCTACTGTCACTACTAAAATCTTTAGCTAACCAATGTAACTTCTTATTCTTTCTAGCATACTCAATAGTATTACCTCTATTATTCTCAAATGCTATTTGTTCATTTGTACATCCATAATATTCTGCTAGTAAGAACATATTATAATTATATTCTTCTTGTGTATCTGGTCTACCTATATACTTTGCTACTGGTAAATCAGGAAAAGTAGAAGATATTCTACTATTACGTTTCATTACATAAGCACCACCTAATGAAGTCTTATCTGCAGCACCATCAATAGCATAGGAATCATGTGCTATATAATATAAACCATCAGGTATTCCTGTAGCTAAACGTATAGGAGATTCATAAATAACAATACCACTTCTTAGATCACTATCTAATCGGTGTGGATAACGATCTACATCCATTAACTTATCATCAGGATGAAACTTCACCTTATTATCATGTCTAGTTAATGTACCTATAACCCCTAACTTATTTAACTTCTTAGCAATTACACGATTACGATGTTCACTAATTAACTTAGTAGGAAAGATATTTGTATTACTTTGTAGAGTTGCTTCTTGTGGATTGAATGGCATCTCAGAAGTATATTGTTTATATGCTTCTTGAGTACCTTTCTTCTTATCATTACGTTTCTTCTCTTCTGATTCTTTAGCTTTTTGGATAAAAGAGTTTCCTTCCTTATCCATAAATCCTTCTTTATTTTGATATACCGGTACAAAGTATCCACACTCTTGTCCAAACATATCTTCATCCCATTCATTAATAATAGGAAGAATATTATATGAAGCAGGATTATAAAACAATTCACTTAAACCTAATGCATCCTCATGTTCAGATCCACCTGTTCCAAAAGCAATCATTGTTCCACCAATATAACCCCCTTGTTCTACAGTCTGTTGTGTAATAATCCAACTCTTAATTAAATTAGGAAACTTACCAGCTTCTTCAAATAGAATATAATCTCCGTTCTTTCCCCTACCTTTTTCTGGATCATTATAAAACGTAATTCCTTCAATAGAATTTTGTCTTCCTGCATCTACTAGAATACCACTTTCATTTAACTTCTTATATCCACATTTCTTGTTTAAATCTACATTCTTTAATCTAGGTTGTTTCCAAGCAGCGAAAGAATCATTATGATTCATTGCTATCCAAATCTTATCAAGAGTAGCATCTCCAAACAAATACTTCTCTTCACTTGCAAAGATGTAATTAATAGACAACTTACCAAAGTAATAATTACGCAAGAGTAATGCACCATTCTTATACGAATACCCTTTACGTCTAGCTTTCAAGTTAATTAAATGTCTACCACCTGTATGAGCATATTCAGGAATAGTAATTAACATAAATGGTTTAATCTTTGCGTATAATTCAGGAGTTATTCCGTTTCTAGCAATTTCAATAGACCAAAACCAAGAGTAATCACCATCCCAGAAAGAAGGAAAATCTAATTCTTTCTTTTGTTTACGTTGTTTAGTAAGACCATACATAGCATCATCAGAGAACCTCATAATAGGAAAGAAGTTCAAATAAAAGTAATGTTCACCGGTAATAGGAATACCACCTACTTCATAACCATCTAAACAACGATCTCGTTGTATTCTCCAATAATCAAGATATTCTTTAGTTCCAGGTAAAGCATTAGTATAAACACCTTCTCTTCTAAATGTATTTGCAGCTTCACTAAATAAGACTGTATTTACAAACATGTTCTATTCACTAAATTCATTAGGTTGGAAACCACCACGAATGGTTTGTTCAGGTTGTTGTTCAGATATAACCATTTCTTTCAATCGTTTTAAATCTGTTGCTACTTTACCTAAGTTAGCTAATGAATCAATAACTGTTTTAGCTGAATGAATATATTTACCTTTATCATCTGTTTCTCCCATATCCAAATCAGTATAATAATCAGTCAACTTATAAATAGCTTGTTCTCCTGTCTAATAAATGAAACAATGGAGAACGATATTGCAATCTATAATAATCAACTGCTTCAAGAATAAGAGTATCGGGTTTCCACTTTACATCATCAAATACATCCTTTGCTATCTTAGTCCAACGAACATCATTATTATACTGCTTATAAGGAGAGTTAATATCACAATAAAACCATATTGCAGCTAACTCTTTAACAGCATTGCGTTTACCTTCATTATTTTCCGTATTTCTACTAGTATCTCTACGAATAATCTTTCTAAACACTTGTACTTGATCAGCATACTCAGTAGGAACTGCAGTTACAGAATCAGGATTAAACTTTAATAAATCCATTGGTATATTCGTTGATTAATAATTAAAATATACCCATTCTACACATATACTTTACATATTATATACAGAATGGGTATTACTTTCTACTTACTGTTAGACCGGTAAAGAGAAAGGTTAGTTGTGCTGAGAAGGAATAGTATAAGAAGCTAACACTTCATGCTCAAAATATAGCGCAAACATACCTTCAATAGCATCAATACTCATTTGTACTCTAGCACCAGGAGTAATTTGTACATACATTCCAGGATTAGTTACTTCACATTCTTTTCCACATTTGACTACCTTACAATCACTAGTCCATATATCATCTTTTGACAATACAACCTTACTATTATTTAGCTTAGTTGACTTTTCCATCTTAATAAGGAAACATCTAGGATGTAAAACCATCGTATTAATAGAAGGTTTAGGTGGTTGAAGAATCAATTCTTCCATATCAATCTTTAAATCTACCATTGTAGTTCTTTCTTATATTTATTAATCATTATTTCTTTTGCTTGTAGCAATAACTGTGGATACTTCTCCTCCACAATACTCTTCGCTTTACTATTTATAGTTTCATGTTTAGAAAATTGGTCCTTAATAATGTAGTTTAATATGTTATCAGGATTTACACGCAGTTTAGCAATTAACGGTATCTCTATATCCTCATTATCATTAATAGCAAGTAATGCACTTTTAAATAACTTTGTCATTACATCATCTACTTGATTAATAGGAATATCCATATCCTTCGCTACTTTACGCACATATCTAGAAGCATATACTAATCTAACTCTACTAAGATCTACCATTTCCAATTCAATTTAAACAATATAGATTCAGGTAATATATTCAAATCAAAGTATTTATGCATCTTTAATCTTGTACCTATTGAATCTTCCATTTCTATAATTACACCTTTCTTCTTTAAAATAGAGATATAATTATTAATATAAGTAGTAGATGTTCTACCTAATTGTTTAAGTATCATCTTCTTACTGTTTGTACTAAACTCATACTTATCTGGGTTATTCAACTTGAATCGTATGATTTCACTAATAACAGTAATCTCTGTTTCTGTAAGATTAAATAAAGAAGAAGATAAACGTACATATACATCTACTGTTACCTTCTTAATATTCATTACCATACTAGGAACTTCATTACTTTGTACTTCCATATTCTCCTTCAGCTTGGTTATACAGCTTGGAAGATACAACAATTCTATATAACTATACAAGAAACGTAGGGTATATTTTATAAAAATATTTTTTTTATAATTTTTTTTATTTCGTACGAGAGACTGACCATACTAATAAAACACCCCCCCAATGTGGACTGATTTTATTAGTCAAAACTAGAAAGGATATATTATGAAAGTCAAAATAAAAGCAATAAAAGGTCATGGAGTTGTACTTCATGACCTTGAAAACAACACTAAGCTAACTAACTTCGAAGTAACAACAGCGTATTGGATGTCATGCTCCAATAGCGCAGACTTCGAGTTAGAACAGGTACTAACACTTGACGTAAGGGAAATAGCTTTACTATTCAAGATTAGTTAATACTAATAGAACCTCTTAAGATAGAGGTTCTTTCGCGAAGCGAACAATCTGAACGAATTTCATGTATTGTACATGTATAGCGTTTGGATTGTAACCACTGAAATTTAATACTG